GTTGTATCCAGTCCTCGGGAAAGTAGGAAAGCACCAGCTCAGAGCTCAGTGAATCGGAGGCTTGACTTAAATCAATGGTCGCAAGACCTTTGGAATAAGCTAAGCGAGCCAATTCTGAGTTCCGACTCTGATACTTTAGATCAAGTCCAAACTTACGAAGACGCTTTCGCATATATCTACCAATACCAAGCTGAACATACATGTTCAGAGTTGGTTCGGCAGCTATACCGCGATCAGTCTTCGCACTTTTGGGAACCGTGGTAAAACGATTACCCTCTATAACCTCTAAGGGGCCTTTCTGGTAATTATGCCAGAGAGGTCCAATTAGAGATTTATAGTAAGGGTAAAGTTCGACAGTCATACTCAATGGCTTTTCGAACTTATCCGAGGGTACCAAACCACGAGAGCGTAAGCTTGCTGTCGCCCCAGGCCCATGTTTCATAGAGTTCTCAATAGACTTGAGGGCTCGATGATCCAAAGGTCCAAGGACTGCCGCTATGCGTTTCCGTAAGATATGTTCATATTCGAACGTCTCTTCGCGTATACGTACATTGGTAAAATAACAGCAAAGCTCTGAGTTCCAAAAGGAACTGTGAGCCGCCTCTTTACGATCTATTGATATAGGTAGCAAGGGAGACTTCGTCAGGATTTGCGTCACTAAATGATCGTCAGCGAAATTGCTGGGATTATCATAGTAAGATGCGTCCATTCGAAGGTCCAAATACTGCGTATATTCTCCAGATGAAAGAAGTAGATAAACCGCTAAAGAACGCGGTGAGTCTATCATCTCACAAAGAGACTTTACAACGTCAACCTCTAGACGAAAGTCCGAGGTACTGCTATCTACGAGAGTCGATAACATGGCATATGTCCTTTTGTTACGGGTTGTGAAGGTTAACGCTTACGCGTTAATTCTTCTATTAGGTAGCGTACAATGGCAGCAAGCACTGAAAGTGCAACGCTGACATTAGCACGACTTAAAGGCGATCCTTCCATAAAGTTCCTTAATAAACAGGAGCCAAAGTGGAAGTATATCCTTTAACCACCGAATTAGCATGCAAATTCTGAATCAGAGTTGCAAAGTTAAGACGGTCCGTAGCAGACATGGTATCTGGAAGGGTGATTGTTCCGTTATAACGAGCAATGCTGTGAACGACGGTAACGCCGTCTACAACTTGTTCGTATGGAATATCCAACCTCATAGATACCCGATTTGTCGGACGACCAGGCGTTGATCGGGCGAAACCGAGACGCAGCGCTTCGAATCCTGCAGACGTATCCGGAAGGGTACGTTCGAGGAATAACGAATTCGCTGGGTCAATTTCGACCGGCTCATACGTGTGGTTTACTGGTACCGAATCGGCCAGTACAATGTTAGCAGCTGATGGCATTTGCCATACTCCTATAATAGCCCCGAAGGGGGCGCTGTTCATGTAATCGCTACATGCGGCGTCCGGAATACTTCCGGCAGGGTTGGTTAACCGCGACTAAAAGACTCAATGCCCTGTACACTTTGTGCCAGGACAGAGAGGGCTTCCAACGCGGAGGTGGTGGAACAGGCAGTGATGCAAGTTTTCTTTCATGTGACTTATACGTCAATTTTCCGATCTCTCCTGTAATAGGATAGGTAGGGTTTGCCGTATTGTACACTTTCCAGTAGCTTGTATATGCCTCCTTAATCGTACGTGTACCACCCACATTATTAATTTTCTTAATTATGTCGAAAGCCTGAAGCCAATCCCCAACGGGAATGGCCCAGTCAACGACAAAAGAAAACGGTATAAGCTCCCAAGCCCAGGTAGTAGGATTACCTACATTAAAAATACCTAGGGCCGAGGGTCTCATATCGAATCGAAAGTTAATACGGTGGGATCGCATAGTCCTTCTCTGAAAATTCGTGAACCCCGACACTGTCGGAAAGATCTTTGAATATTCAGAAACCGTTTTATGAACATCGATATGAATCGGCTGTTCAGAACGGAGAGCAAGAGCCTCAACTGAGGAAAAAAGATCTTCAGTGAGAGGCTTAATGCCAAAGGAGTACGCGAGTTCCGCAGCGGGTATAGAGCATGGTGTCAACTTGGCACGGCCTTTCTTAAGGCCTTTCCAGCGATGCCACCCGTTCTGTATTGCCTTCCCATACTCGTAAAACTGACTCGCAGTAGCGCGGTATTCCGCGAGACTAGAGCCAATATTTACATATCGTTCGGATAACTCCAGAAGAACAGGAGTTTGCCAATCGACAGTAGAGGAGGGCATTGTAGGAACGTATTCGCCTATACCTTTTACACGACCATAAATCCCCCCCTTTTGTTTAGGGGAGCAAGCATAATCCCAGTACCATCCTGTGTATGTCCAATCAGACCTAGACGGCTTTAGCCGGCTAGTAGTCTGTTTGGCCAGTACAGTACGGTCCAAAGGATCGGGCTTAGGTCGTGACTGTGGGGAATTATACTGCCTATAATACGAATCGTAATTGAATGTGACCCAGTTGGTATCAGCAGATGGGGGTGAACAAACCGGTATAGTTCTCCGGCTGTAAAACCCTTCGTTTACTGTAGTCTTCTGAATCGGCATGTCAATTACAACCGCAAGGAAACCCCGAATGGGGGTCGTCAGTATGTTTCGACGATAAAAAAGACGCAGGTGAACTAAGCTGAGTAGCTTCTGGAGGACTAGAAATCTCATATCGTGCTTCAAACTTTTGGTTATTCTTGATCATGTGATCGTACAGAAGATTATTCTGTATGTACACACAATCAACAACGGCCTCAGTTTTGATAAGGTCAGAATCAGCGGGTTGAAATATTGAGCAAAACTCAATATAGCCCGGGTGAGAAAGACTAGCAATGATAGTGAGAATTAACATCTAGAACCTCCAGACTCAGCAAAGAGACCCTG